CACGGGCTGCTTTAAACGCTGCGCCAAATTTACTTAATGCCATCTTAATGCTCCTTAAACAATACGGCCTCTTGTTTTGCCGCGAGTAGCGCAGCCATCACCACGAACGGACCCACCGCCAGACATTTTCTTGCCGTGCATACGCTTCTCGTGTGCTTTAACGGCCTTTGCTGCGACGGCCTTCATTGATACTTTGCCGCCTTTTTTGTACCCACCGCCACTCTCTTGGTACTTTTTCTCTTCGGCGTCGTTAGCGTCGTCTAGCAATTTATTGATCTGGTCTTGATTGCCGCCTTGCTGTTCCAGCTTCTTGGCTTTAGCACGCATTTGGTTTGGGGTCATGATGTTTTCTTTCTACGGAAGAATTTTTGTACGGTCTCAGTTTCCCAGATTCGGATACCAGTCCATACGATAGTAAAAGCCGCTGCTACGGCGGGTAAGAAGTCCACAAGAGTTCCCAGTACTGTGACGACGGAGAGCGCATCTACGACGTGCTTGGTTGATTCTGAAATAGGTGTGCTCATGTCAGCAATTCCATGCCTTAAGGCTCTTGTTTATACGACTGTTCGGGTCTTTGGCTGTCTTTGAACTCGTCAACTTGGACTTCATCCCAGACATTCTGGCGCAGAAGGACTTTCGCCGTGCTGCGTCTTTCTCTGTCTTTGGGCTTGGAGCGGGGGCCTTCAAACCCGGTTTCCCGGGGTTCGCCTTGTTGTAGGAGGCTCGCCCTTTGGCGTTTAGACCGCCTTTGGGGTCCTTGCCCTCTTTCCGCGTCCATGCTGCTGCCTTAGCCATATTATGAATAAAAGACCATTACTGAAGCAACTGTAGTTACGTCTACATACACACCGGATTGGAACAAAATACCTTCACCGGGTAGTAATGTAAAGTCAACTGATGTTGCACTAGCAATTGTGTTAATCGTAAATTTCGTAGCCCCGCCTGAACCACCGTCCTTAAAAACGACTGATCCTGCGCCTGCGGCTGGCACAATGCGAATACTGCGAACGCGACAGCGGCCAATAGCATCGCCTGCTTGGTTGTTGAGCACGCCGTCATCCGTACGGATTTGGCTTGCCAGAATATCGGTTTGCATACCCATAATTTAGCTCCTTAAAACAATAAAACCCCGTTACCGAGGTGAGCTAATTAACCAGCAGAAACAGACAGGGTACCGGCATCGTTCCAAATCGCACCAGCAACGCCGGGGTCAGAGGTAGGGATAACGATTACGTTAGCAGTGCCGAGCAAATCTGAATCGCCAGTAACAGCAATCTCAGCAGCGGTGATGCCGTCTGAAGTAACAAAGCCGTTTGTAGATACGACTGGGCCGGAGAATGTGGTTTGAGCCATGATATTTCCTTACATGCAAGTGTGGCGTATCTGTCTGCATGTCGTCAGCCGGGACTGTCAGATACACCGGATAACCCCGGATTGACTCAAATATAGCACTTTACAACAGTCGGTGCAACTATAATGGCGCAAATGGCAGAAAAAACCCCTGACGAGAAAAAAGCAAAGCAGCGAGAGTATGCAGCAAGGCATTACCGAAAGAATCGGGAGGCAGTTATTGCCGCTTCACAGGCAGATAAAGCCCGAAGAAAAAAGCTGTGGAGCGAATACAAAGCAACCCTCTCCTGCGCAAAGTGCGGGTTTAGTCACCCGGCTGCGCTGGATTTCCACCACAAAGACCCCGCTACAAAAGAGCACAGTGTGCACTACCTTACAGGACAGCGAAGATATGCAAAGGCACGAGAAGAAGTAAAGAAATGCATTGTGCTCTGCGCTAATTGCCACAGAATCCATCACTACAATGAAAAGGGCTCCCGAAGGAGCCCTTAATCAATTAGGGTATACCCTAATTACGCTGCACCGGCAGAGCCGTAAATGCCGCGTGGATCGCTCCAGCCGAAGCTGTAACGCTCACGAGCCTTGTAGCGGACGTTACCAGTGTCAAAGTCGCCCTCAAAGGCAGTCTTAACAGGCGAGCGGTTAAACATCTTCAAGCCGTTAGGCGCGTCGGTCAACAAGAACCATGCGTCTGAGTCGGTCAAGAAGTGGTTTACCTTATAGCCCTCTGGAACCATGCCCATTGAACGAATAGCGTTGGTATCGTTGTCCGCTGTACCAGTACGCAAAGTGGTCTTCATCAGGCGCTCTGCAGTAAATTGCAGTTCCTTAGGAATGATCATCTTGCGGGCCTGTACGGCGACCTTCAAACCACGCTCATCAGTGAAAGCGGCAATATCAATAATTGCTTGCTCTAAAGATGTTTCGTTCAAATCAGCAGCTACTGCAGGAGTATTGCTGAAAGCAGCGCCCAAAGCGGTGGGGTGCGAAGCGTTACACAAGGAAACGCCGTCACCACCGTTATAAGAACCGCTAGTGTTGAACGCGTTGTTCAGCACAGACGCAGCCTTAACCTGCTTCGTGTGGGACATTGAACGAGCCAAAGCCTTGGTGTAACGAGCTGACAGTCGGTCATAGAGGTTGTCCTCAATGGCTTCTTCTGTCAACGCGAACGCCATAGCAATGGTTTCGTGCTGGTAGCGAGCGGTAAATGATTCTTGTGCAGAATCATATGAGACGCCAGCGCCTTCGCTCTTAGTGGGGGCTGCACCGAAACCGGTCAGCATAACTTCTTCTTCGAAAGCACGGTCTGAGCTCTCGGTTGCGAAGATTTCTGCATGCTCGTTCTCGTAGCGGCTGTATTCCATTCCGAACAATGCGTTCAGGCCGGGCTCTAGTTCCTTGACCAGTTGTGCGCGTGAAATTGCCATGATTAAGCTCCTTGACCTGCAACACCTGCACTGCCGTACATGTGTTCATTGATTTTAACAACAACAACCGCGTTAGTGCCGAAAGCGTTGTCTGGAGAAGCAGACAGGCCTACGATTTTAACGTTCAATGCTGCTGTGTTAGCAACGGTTGAAGAATCCAATTCCATGGAAGAAATACCGTTAACGGTACTGCCGCCAGTGCCTGTGATGTCAGCGTTCTTACCGATGTCGGCTTGAACAATGTCTTCGTCAGCTTGGATCAAAAACAACTGGCTAGGATCATCTAATACATCAGCTGCGATAACACCAGAAGTGATGTTTACGCTACCGGGGTAGTAGTTGCTCCATGTGGGCTTACCCGTAGTTGGGTCGGTGTAGTTACAGCCGTTAAACACACCAACTGCTGCCGTGTGGGTAGCAGGTACGAACTTAACGATGTAGCCATCAAAGACGGTGACTAAGTCACCTTGGTAAATTGCTCCAGCTTGGTTATCAGCAATCTCGTAGCCGTACTGCTTTTGTGCACCGGTGCCTGAAAGATTGCCAATAGGACGCAAGCCAAAGGCTTTATCGACGTTTGCCATTTGTAGCTCCTAAAAAGTAGAATTTTCCGCCTATTTAGCGGGAACCAAAGGTTGTGCGTGAACTCCTCTCGGGGTTCTGGATACGCATAGATGAGTGGGCGTTTTCCCGCATCATCTCGTTGTCCACAGCATTTAATTGATCCCGAGCCTTACCTTGGAAGTACGCGTTACGCTCTTGAATAGTTTCTTCGGGGATAAGCGCCAGCAGCAAGCCGCCAACCGACACAACACCTGTATTACGGCCTTCTTCAATAGTAGGCATAGTATTACGGTATTCTTCAGGCAAATCTTCGTTTCGGACTAACTCGTAGCCCTCACGCATACGCCCGTAGACGTTTTGCTTATCCTCAAATCCATTAATTTCAGAACGTATCCAACGATACTTGAAACCAGCAGGGGCGGGGGGTGCGTCAAGACGTGATGGGGGTGCCCATGGCTTGCGACGAACTTCCTTCTCACGCGAAGTGCGGGAAGCGCGGTCGATAGTTACTTTTGAATCGCTCATGATTACTCCTTTACGTACTTGGCATATTCCTCAATTGGAACACCCAGTTTCTTTGCTATAGCAACCTGACTCGGTGATAACCGGACAGTACGGCGTGCACTATTTACCCCGGAACTACGGGAAGCAGGTGCAACAGCTGGCACGGAACGCTGTTGTCTGGATTGTTGTGGTGCAAAGCGCTTTGGAAACTCGTCCCGAAGTCTTTGGTCCAGTTGAGTATAGTACTCTTCAGTATTAGGGTCAACACCCTCTTGTTCAACTAATGTTTGATGCATTCCCCATGCCGCGTAAGTCAAAACACGATCTTGACCAAACCATGGGTTATCTTCAGCCCAACGCTCGGCCCTAGGACTGGGTGCTACCCTTTGTGGCGCTTGTTGTTGCGGCTGCGGCTGCGGCTGCCGCTGCATGCGCTCTATTTCTTGAGTCTGCTGCTGCAAATAGCCCGCAACCTGCCGCTGCTCCATT